CACGGGGTAATGATTTCTTTTCTACATCTATCAAGTAGTCCGTGTATATATCCTTCTTTTGTAATCCCGTAGTCACTTTACAATTGAATGCATTGTCTGTACTAACTTCTAGGTTTGTATCCTCAGTCATATACTGTTGAATATACGGCATACAGCGGGCTATATAATCCGACAATTCACTCTGGTATACGTGTTTGTTACATGGATCATTTTTTATTTTTGTCATCCATTCATCTACTCGATTATTATATCGACTTAAAAAATTACCTTCCATGTATATCAATGATTAAAGTACTCAACTCGCTTTTAATTAACGTAATCTACGCTTTAAAAAACGTTGTAAACTTTTTATTCGGTAAACATGATTTCACAATTGTTAACCGGTACGTCGAATACACCGTCGATCACACAAAAGACTATAAAACCGATGAACCTATATGGGAACGCGAACGTGAACAAATTGAGCCGGGTACGACAACATATCTCGGAAACATGGACATAAATGATAACATTCCCGAACCGCCAGATGCTATCGAAAAATTAGTTATACGAGTTAAATTTTGGCATAATAACAAGATTTATAAATTCCTGACATCGAAACATAATTATACATGGCCACCCGTGAAAGCGAAAACGATGAGTTTCCATATACCATTGTCGAGTGCACAGTTATTAGACGCGAACGACAAACCTGTCAAGGATATTCTCGAAAAAATCAGACGGTATTCCGGTCCGTATGCAGATTTTTACGGTGAAAAAATGAAAATAAGCGATATGTTTTATTATGAAGAGAGTTTCATGGCGACGATGTACCCTAAAATTAAGATTAAAAACTGTTTTGGTATGCTAAAAACTGTAGATACAGCGACGGGATACCTCACTGATCTTCAATTACCTTAGTCGACAGATAGAATTTCAAATCTCCCAAGTTCGCGACGTTATACTTCAAAATCAGGAACCGATTTTGATCCTCTTGCATTATTTGCACAGTGGAACACATACTCGTCGCTTTCGTGAAGATGTTCATGTATCTGAGTGAATATGCACCCGACATGGTCGGACACTCATCCACACATTGTATTTCCGTTTCCTGGTCAGCAAAATCACCCCTGCACAGTAAACGCAACACGTTTCCACTTCTAGATATTTCAATTTCGTCGCCGATGTTCGACATATCCCTGCAAATTCGCTGAAAATCTACTGACGGGATAGGTGTATTTATACTCATGTGCATATCTGGAACCTCTATTTGATTTTCGTTGATATCGAGTAATTTTAATGCAAACTTGGTTGATGTTTTCTTTTGTTCGCTATGAATTTCGATATTCATGAATTCTTTAGAATTAACAGATATCACGAGAACGTCGTTGACAGTGATCGTTTTTAATAGCTTATACATGTTAGTCATATTCACACCACAATCGACTTCCTCTGCGCAGACATACTCTTCGAAATTTTCCGATGGAAGATACATATCAATTAGGGATGCTCGTGCAGTGTCCAGTGTTACGATGTACACACCATCTGGTTTGAAATATATGTTGACATCGTTCAATATATCCTTCAATACTTCAAATGTAGATTTGATGGCTGCGGCTTGCACAGTCACCAGTTTCATACTCGATTATTCGCGTATTATTTCTTTATATCACTATTATAAGGTTCATCTTCAACCTTACGACTTATTTTCTCTTCTAATTCCCGTGTCATGGCGGGCTGAAGTGATTTTCCGTAATCGTCGAGACCGAACATGTTAGTATTGGGTTCACCGTCGAGAGTTGAAGAAAATATAGAACCAAAATCACATGTTTCCAATTCCCGAACCGGGAGAAGTGATTCGAGCCAGTTATGTATTTCACGTCCCACTAAGATCTTACCATTCTTTGTCAACATGGTGGGTACACGTGTTATTTTTGTCCTGAACTCTGGAGGTATTCCCGCTACAGTGACATTATGATACTGGACAATTTGTTGTAACTCTTTGTGCTTCTTGATATATTCTATGACTTCGACACTGTGTTTACACTTTGGACTGAAGACCAGAAGAGACATCTAATGTAATTTATCAAAAAAAATATGAATGATAACGCACTTTTTTTGTGACATATATTAATGTACAACATATTACTATTACTTGTATTAGTGGTGTTATTACTTGATACCAGGAAAGAGGGTTTTAAGAATAAAAGTGCATCTATACCAATTCATCAAGTTCTCATAAACGACCCTACACCCAACATGTCCGAGTATGTAGAAGTCAAAACGCTCGATGTCAACAGTGATAATATTTCAAAAATGGTTCTCGCGACCAATAAATACATACGCGAAAAGACCGGACTACCCAATTACATAATAGAAACAACGGGTATTCGTCAATACAGGCACAAAAATAAGAACCATATGCTGTATCGATGCATGTTCATGTGCATGAAAATGGGTGGATTTCCATTCGGGTTTTCTGTTACATCCAATCTCATACTCGTATCAGGGAACATACGTGTGATAGGTGTTCAGTCGCAGCCATTGGATATAAAACAACCGAGTAACAAGACACCTTTTGAGAGTTCCATTGAAGGGTCTGAGTATATAGAGTACGAAACTATCCAACAAGGTGAGTTAGATTTAATTAAAATTTAGTCCAAGTACTATTAATGATAAACGTTGAAGAGATTTCACAAATTGTCAACAAGAGGAACCGCATGAAAAAGGAAACATACATTGAAATCTATAAACAAATCACGCGTAAAGTGCGACGCGCGGTAGAAACTGGTCGTAAATACATCGACGCGGAAGTTCCCCCATTTCTAGTGGGATACATAGCCTACGACAGGTTACAGGCGACTAATTACATTAAACGGCAATTAGAAAATGCTGGGTTTAACGTAGATGTATTAAGAGATTTTGAATTGCGGATAACATGGAAAGTGACAAAAATGCACAGAACAAATGAAAGCGAAATAAGTGAATTTCCGACACTGATGAACTTGAAGAAGGCTGCAAATCGTTACAGGAGAAATGCGGAAAACGACAGATAATAAAAGTTCATATACTCATAATGGATAACCTGAATATTCTTGTCGAAGCTAAACGTGAGTACATGGAGCAACTATCTATTCTTATATGTCCAGTAATGATCGACGTTTTTGATGCAATGTATCAAGAGGCTCATACACTATCAAAAAATCGCAAAGTTCTCATAATGTTTCAGAAATTACTAAAAGATGTACCAGAATGGAGTGAGACGATGGCGAAGCAGCACACAGATAACATCGCAGATCGGTGCGCATGGTTCAAGGATTTGGTCGCAGCTGTGTTTGTGAGTTCCGTAAAAATATTATCAGCTGTTCGGTTGAGTCAGGATAGCAAAAAAATGGCGGTTAAACTGCCAACCAACGAAGTATTTATTCATACATGTTACAAAAATGCCGCGAAAGATCTTTACAAGGATCCTTACGTATTTACCGAAAATCAGTCTGAACATAGTCGAAATGATGCACTGTATGATAGGTTCGCCTTATGCGTTGAAAACACGGTAAAAGAGTTGATTCCCGTTCAGCAGATATTACAGACGTATATGTCTGCGAGTGGTGAAGAATATATTAACGGTGAGGACCCTGATATGCAACAGAATGAAATCGACGAACTTGACGAATACGACCAACCGGACCCCGAAACTCAGCCACAGATGCCGATGGAAGAAGAGGGTATGCCTCCTCCCATGGAAGAAACAGTCGAACCCCAGGGTGAACTCATACAGGATGAGGAGCCACCCACACCCTTTCAAAATGAGTTCAGAACTATCACTTCGAAACCGGTAAACCCTCCCCCTCAGGATATAGATGAAGGTGAGGACTTATTTTCAGATGCCGCTGAAACGCGAACTAAAAAACTTGGCTATTAAATATGGACGAGTACCTTAGAGATCCTGCTTCGGCTGCATTAATAGCTGCTGGAATAACCGCACTATACATACACGGCAAAGCTCGCCTTAATGACGAGGGGACGCTTTCGACAAGTGCTTACGCAAAACCTGCTGCACTGGTGGGTATACTAGTATATTTTATCATATCAAATGGTCTCGGTAAACGTGAAACTATCTCAACCGAACCATTCTGACTAACTTAAAGATTTATCTCATGTATTGTATATAATGACTTCCATTACTGCCTTCAACGACATGATGGGACAATTTCTTACGGAATTGCATTCGGCCTTTCCAGAAGAAAAGGGATTAAAAAAATACATGGCTGCATTCGAACTCATGCGCGATGCGAATGGAAGGATGATTGTCGAAGGATTTATGGCGAACATCTCGCCTCACGTAGATAAGATTAACGCCAGGGATGAAACGTTCTTTCTCGAACAGGCTGGTACGATTGATTTCTTGAAGGATATCAACTTGGCGCAGTGCTGGCCAAATGCGTCGGAGGGTACACGCGGTGCAATCTGGCAGTATATCCAGACACTTTACATGCTCGGGACGACTATTACCGCCATCCCACCAGAGACACTCAGTATGATTGAAACGGTCGCCAAGCAATGTGCTGATAAGATGCAGGGTGAAGACGGTGAAATGAACATCGATGAGGCCCAGCTCATGAAGTCTATGCAAGGACTTCTGGGTGGTATGATGAAAAAATAAACCTATATAATATAAATGGTATCGCTATTCGATGATCCAAAACAAATTGTCAGAGCTGATAAGGTAATTGAATTCTGGCCAACAAAAGTTCATACATCAGCGGAACGAGTGAATGCTACAGCTCGTTTTATTATTTACGCGACATGTATTTTATACCTTATCAGGCGTGATGTACGCGTGTTCATACTAGGTTCTACTTGTCTAGGTGTGTTGTACGTTATGGAGATGAACAATATGATAAAGGAGGGTCAGGCGCGTCCATTAGTTGTGAAGGAGGGATATGAGACTGCATGCCAGTTACCTACATATGATAATCCAATGGCGAACGTGTTGATGTCTGATTATGATGGTCGCCCAGATCGTCCATCTGCATGTGATTATAACACGGTGCGAAGTGATGTCAATCAGATGTTATCCGGTACCATTCCGTACGGTCCTCGGAAAACTCGGTCTCCCATGCCAGAATTTCAGAGAAATGCGTACGCCCGTCAGTTTGTGTCAAGTCCTGTGACGTCTATCCCGGGTGATCAAACCGCATTCGCGGAATGGTTATACGGTGAAAAGAATGGTTCGATTTGTAGGAGTGATAGTCGCGTATGTGATCCTAATGCGCGAGGTGTACAACTGGAAGCGTTTGGTGGGTTAGATTCCAGTGGTGATATAAGGAGTGGTATGTTTGGTGGTGGAAATGGTCCAGCTTAGATAGATAAATATATTCTCATGTAATAGTAAATGGCGTACCAACTCCAACCTGGTATGAATTTGGTTGAAACACCCACTCGACCCCCCGTATGCGCGACTGAAGAGGTATTCGTTTATCCCCAGCCCAGCACTCTTAATTACAGTTCGGGTCGCCCTAACACGATGTTATATGGGACATCTCCCTACATGGCTGGCAAGGGTTCGCCAGCTCAGTACATCGAGACGAGCGACCAGCTACGACCACAGTCCACCAGTCAGTTTAACAAGATCCTGGCTAAAACATATGAACAGAACCTGTTCCCCCTTCAAGATATGAAGTGTAAGCTCCCACTTCGTGCGATATCATACGAACCTGAAAGTACACGTGCGGATACACAAAATCTTATGTTTATGAAGAGATATCCCACTCAATAAAAATATTTATAACAAATAAGAATGGCAGACCCTATTTCAATTATAGCTATTGCCGGATTAGCCTACATGGGTAAAAAATTAAGCGACCCTAAACCAGAACTGTACCAAACTGAATCTAAACCTTCAGAACACCCTATTCTAATTCAGGAAGAAGTACCCGATATAGCCGCACCGGGACCAATTGGTCTTGACAATCTCCCACCACAGAAGTTCGAACGGGAAAACTTCGGTGATATTGTACCACAAACGCGTACATCCGGTACTGAAGTACTCGATATGCGTAACCGTATGTTTGATAATGGTCGCATGAATAACATGTCTCCAATCGAAAAGCAGCTCATAGGTCCCGGTATCGCCGTCGGTCCCGAAGTACCCGCTGCAGGCGGTTTTCAGCAGCTCGTGCGTGTCAACCCCGAGAATGTAGGCGCCCACCGTCTCACGACTTTACCCGGTCGGAGTGGGCCAGCACATGACGTATTCGGTGGACGTCGCGGGAAGATGGGTGATATCGCTCATAACCGACCCGAAAAGACTGCATTCTTACCCGAACGCAGACCCGTCGCCGGTGGTAGGTCTCAGGGGTTTGATGGTCACGTTGTTCGCGGTGAACATGTAAATGGGAAGCGTTTAACGAATAGGTCGCAGACTGGTTCGCGTGACGACGGTCTTGGGTTTTCGGGTGCTAAAAGTGTCGTAGCTGGTATGAAGATGGCTCAGGATCCTACACGGAACAAGAAGGATGGTAATGTTGAGCAGTACAGGTACAATAACCAGATTGCTCCAGGTGTTTCTACATTTTCTCATGGATACCTCGCGTCTCCAGGTGTGCAGATAGGTGAAGCGCGTACATATGGTACCGCACACACAGTTGAAGAATTAAATCGTTATGGGTTCCGTCCCGACGATCGTCGTGGTAAGGCGAAC